AACACAGACTTCTCGCCATTTAAGTTTACGTCTGGTTTGATTGTGTCCTCTAAAATCTGGTCACGGAATCCGTATTCTTTAGAGCCATATGCAAGAGTCATTACGCTACGCTTGGTGACTTTACGAGTCACACCAAAAGCTAACCAAATACTTGACAAGCTACGTGTTCCGTGCTTGGTGTACGTTCTGCCTTGCTTGTCAGTAGCTTCTTCATCTTGTGTTCCGCTCAGCATATCTTTTTCAAGCACCTTGTTAACCTTTTCAGCTACGATACCATAAATATCACTAGGTTTATCACCAGGAATAAGGTTAACAGCTTGCCCACCCACAGGGTCACGCAGTATCGCTGAAAAATGCTGCAAGCCAGAGCACGTTCCGTCAAAAGCGATATTCAAGCCACACACAAAGCCTACTATGGAATCATTATGTGTGTTCTTCCACTCTTTCGCACGTGCATATTCAAAGCACCACGCTAAGAATTGACATGGGGAATCTTGGTTTGCCCACCATAATTCTCCTTTAGGGTCATTGACAACAGCCATGATTTGTGCTTCGTTCTCTGCTACCCACGCCTTGCGGTCATCGTAGCTCACCTTGTCAACACCTGCAAGGTTTGCACCCTCGATTAACAACCAGTCCCAACAGTTTTCATCTTGACAAGCAGGAGCATCTGCGAACTCAATCAGTGACTTGTTAACATCATCACCTTGGAACGAGAACACAGGAACAGGATAAATTCTACCACGAAAGTCCATGTTGCAAGGAAAATATATTCTTGGGTATTTAGCGAACTTCTCAGCGGTTCTGAGGTGTGATAAGATACGCAGCAGGATAGACTTCCTGCGTGTTTCGAGTTTATAAAAGCCTACCATACGCTTTTTATACACCTTTAACTGTTCTTCCGTGGGGTTCTCTGGCAGTACCTCCGGTTTCGTTGCTTCATACACAGCCGGAATACCTGCCATATCGCCACCCATATCAACCACGTGTTTCAGAACGTCCAGGACTCTTGTGTTTATCTTCCAGGGTGTGTTCTGCACAGCGTTCACAGCCTTGCGAACGTCAGTAAGTTCTAATTGAGCCAGCTTTGCAAAGTAGTGTTTAGCGAACACATCACGATTATCACGCAAGCGCAGCAGCTTGGTTTGATTAGCAAGTTCGCCATAGTAACCACCCTCGGTTACACTCTGCCACTCTCTTGGTGGAATTACACAGGGACAAAACTTGTAGCTGTTATCAATGAGCCATTGTGTTTTGGTCTGCCATTGCTCAATAAGGAATTGACTTGGGATAATCTCGGTAAGTCCGTTCACAGATGTGGTTTCAAAGTAGTTACTTGCTGCTAACACAACTTCCATTAAGGATGTAGCCAGCGTCAAGCGTTGTTCCTTGTCCCACTCATGGTAGGCATATTGTCCTTGTTCCATGCAAGCACGTACATAGGCACGTTTATAGGAGATACCAACACGCTTTTTGATACCCTCTTTGATGACTTCTGCAAAGTCCGATTGACTCAAAAAGGCTTGCAAGCTGATTTCATAATACAGTTCGTCACTGATATTCTTAGCGAACGTGCTACGAGAAGTCTTTTTCTTTAACACACCATTCAGAAGCGTTGTGAACGTGGTCAGAGTAAAAAAGGTTAACCATGTTTTCTTTACCACAAACCTTTTCAATCTCCTGCACCAACAGAACATAGCTTGCTTTAGAACCCTTTTTAGGTTGCAAGCAGCTATCCACAAACAACGTCATAGCTTCGTTAACGTGTTTCCATTGAGCAGCAATGAACTTCTGTCCTGCTTTTGTCTGGCTTGCAACGTCATCCTGCATCGTAGAGTTTTCCACGTTCGCATAAGTCTTGCTAGTTGCTTCCGCTGCAAGTTGCTTGTAACCTTCTTCGATTTCAAGCTGACGAACAAACATTTCGCCATATTGGTTTTCATATTCTTCCAGGTTGTACATTTGTGTTTCCTCCTAAGGATTTTTTTATTTAGAGAACTCAACGTGTGCAACTTTATTTATGTGTCACACACGCTTTGTTCTCCTATACGTGTGTCAGTTAGAAAAGCGAGTATTAATACTCATTTTAGTGTCCTATTGTGTCCACCCTGCAAGGCTCTATCTTGTAGAACCCTGCAAGCTAACACAATATTTATTAGTTTTCGTCCTGGTTTTCCGGCAACATCATTTCCACACAGTCAGCACACATGACGTTGACTTTTCTTGTAGCTCTGACGGACGCACCACAATGAGGGCATACATACTTGATTTGGTTAGACTTTTTCTTCTTTGGCTTACTTTCACCCTCGCCACCCTCTTCACCATTGCCACCATTTTCACCCTTGCCAGGTTTCCAGATGACACCTTTTTCATCCATGCGGTTCACTTGCAACAGTTCCGGTCTACCCTCTTGCTTGTAGGTTTCAAGAAGTTCATGAAGTTCTTCACTTGATTCAGACCAGGGACAATGTGTAGTCCAGCCTAAATAATCATCAGCTTTGTTTGCAAGTCCGATAAGGGAACACGTAGCACCAAATTTTTTGTTGTGGCGGTCTGAGCGTGCTGCCGTGTCCTTGATACCCTCCTGGCAATTATAGAGGTGTACCATTTCATGCACTAAGGTAACGTAGGTTTCTTCAAGAGGTCTACCCAGGGTTTCAGCAGCGATATTGATTTCATACGCTACACGAGTTTCGCCGTCACTATTTACCCAGTTCGGAACGATGTAGCACCAGCCATAGGCACGGCGTTTACCACGAGATTGGATAGTTACGAACACCGGCAGGTCAATGCGCTTTGCGTGTACGGCGAAAATATCGTCATTGGTACGGCGAAACAGCTCTTCAAGCTCAATAATGCGGTCTGAGAAGTCTTTGATTTCGCTTTGTGGTTTCAGATTGTAGTTGTTGGTCATGTTGGTTTCCTCCTAGTTCTTTTTGTTGGTCTGAGCTGTTTATGTAGCTCCTGCAAGACACTAGCAGCTTGCTAGTACCCTGCAAGTTTACACAAACCTATAAACGTATCATTTCATTAAAGAAGTAAGTTCTGCCAAACTTCTTAAAGAACGCTTCACCGAACTTATTGTAGCGAATTTTACACCAGGTTAATTTAGTACGTTCCGCACCATTTCCTCGTTGAATGTAGCAGCCACTAACACAGCATCTTCTACATAAGAGATGTCATACACAGCTATTGCCATGTAAAGACTTAAAGCATGGTAGGCAAGCGGTTTTCTGTTGTCTTTGTAAGTTTTCATTTTGTTCCCTCCTGGTCTGATTGGTTCAGAAGTTCTGAACTTGTTGTACATAATGTATCAGAAGTTCAGAACTTTGTCAACACATATTTTTAAAATTTTTGAGTATTAATACTCGATTTTTTTTTCTTCATATAATAGCAACAAAAAAAAATTTACCTTGCAATGGTTCAGAAGTTCTGATATAATAAATACAATAACAAAGGAGATTCGATAATATGGGAACTGATAAACCGAAATTTACTGTAATAGTTGATGAAGAAGTATTGGAAATGATTGAAGCGTATAGATACCACAATAAATTACGCAGCAAGTCAGCAGCAGCAGCGGAATTGATTGAAATCGGTTTACGTCAAACACATTACTATAAGAAAACAGAAGAATAGCAGTCAACCAAAAAGCCTACATCATGTTAACATTATGTAACATCATGTAGGCTTTTTCTGTGCGTGTTTCTCAATGGTGGCAGGATGTAGCAGGATGATTCCGGATTGATTCCATATGTATTCCAGATGTAGCCAAAAAGATAAACAGATAAAAATTACAGTTATATTTTCATAGGGACACATTTTGTCCCACTGAGTTCTCAGATAATTTAGCACCTGGTACTAATTTTTGCAAAAAAAAAAACATCGAGTATTAATACTCAATAAGTAAGCAACCAGGAACTAAATGTAAACAATATGTGAATTTTTATTAGTACCAAACACGTGAACACTGTGACTTCCATTGTGTCACCAAACAGTTAATCACTATGCAGCAAGCGGTTTCCTGACTATAATGATGATAACACCACATTATAACACATGGTTTCACGCTGTTTTCCTCGTGTCCTCGCTGACCTTGGTGTTGTGTTTTTCTGTGCTGATTCGTGCAGATAGTTAGCGTATGCTGTCTAATGATGGCAAAATGACACACTAATGGGGGAAAATAGCACGAAAATCTATTTAAATACCCCTTCACAAAATTTTCTACAATTTTTCAATTTAGGAGGTACACAACAATGTCAACAAAACGTAGAAGAACAAAAGGTGAAGGTTCTATAACCAAACTGGATAACAATAAGTATCGCATAAGGCTCGACTGTGGCTACGTGGATGGTAAACGCAAGCAGCTCTCTGGAACAGCAGATAGCCTTACAGAAGCACGTGTGTTACTTCGTGGTTTCATGAAGCTCCGTGATGAAGCAGATGTAGCAGTAAGTATGAACATGACCTTTGAAGCACTTGCTAAGAACTACATTGAGTACAAGCAGTCACGCTCCAATGTCAAGGAAACAACACTCTATCACTATCAAAATAACCTAAAGGTAATTGCGCCTTATCTTGCCACAAAGACCATCTCAAAGATTACCACAAAGGATATTGATGAGTTCATCACAGCAATGCGTAAACAACACAAGGCAGAACGCTCTATAAGAGCCTATCTAACGCTGATACGTATTGTGTTCAACCACGCTATTAAAGTTCTTAAAATCATTCCTACGAGTCCCACAGAAGGCTGCTTATGGGTGGCTACTAAGTTCCCTAAGAGTGACATAGAAGTCCTCTCAGAAGGCGAATTTGAAGCTCTCAGAGGGGTTCTGAAAGCTGCTTATGATATGAGATTAGAAGAAAAACCACAACACAAACCAGATGCTGCATCTCTACTCTATGTTGCCTTTATGATAGCATATGAAACAGGAATGCGTATCGGTGAAATCTTAGGGTTAAGGTGGTCACGTGTTGATTTCAAGAATCACACTATTCATGTGGATAATCAACGTGTCACCCTGTCGAAAGGTATTGTGGATTCAACACCGAAAACAGCATCTTCTAATCGCCTTATAGTTATCTCAGAGGGTCTTATTGAAATTCTTACAAAACACAAAGCATCCTTCCAGTTCTCAGACAAGGATGATTATGTATTCTCTAAGGATTTCAATGGTACTAAAATTTTAGCAGGAGGTACGCTTCGAGCGTGTTTTCAAAGATATTTATTAAAAGCAGGTATTACCAGGCACTTCACGTTTCACTCCCTAAGGCACACAAATGCAACGAAACTTATTGAACTATCCGGTAACGATTACAAAACTGTTAGTGAACGCTTAGGTCATTCAAGTGTGTCTATCACCTTTGATGTGTATGCACACACCATCAAGAAACAGCACCAATTAGCTGCTAATCTCATGGACTGCACCAAGTAAAACGTGTCACAAAAGCTGTCACTATGTAGTCACAAAGTAACAGTAAAGGAAGGGTAAAGATGTGTAAACACAAGCCTTAGAAAGTGCTACAAAAGGCTTGAAATCAAGGGTTTAGAGGTAATAACAGGTAACAACAGTAAACACAACATTATAACGATTTGTTATATTTAATATTCCTGCCCGGCCTATATCAAATTCGCCGTTACTGCAGCCTGCGAGAGCATTTATTTCTCTTTAGCTTGCTAAAAACAGGATAATAGCTTATACTATATACTATTATTGTATTAATAAGGGAGTCGATATGTATTATGGAACGTGAGAGCTTTTCTTCACGCCTGGGATTTATCCTGATTTCTGCCGGCTGTGCCATTGGTTTAGGCAACGTCTGGCGCTTTCCTTTCGTCACAGGCC